CTGATAGCATAGGGGTAGCAGAATTGTGTAAACTACTAGTGGTATCTTGTAAAGAAAACATGGCGTGAATTTTTAATTTATTATGGTTATTGCGTAGATTTTACGCTTCACGCCACCAATTTCACTTGGTACCGGGCCGGGGACTCGAACCCCGAACCAATTGATTAAGAGTCAACGGACATAAAAATTTATGTCAATTGCTTCCAATCAAGCGCAAAGCATGTTGAGATTACAATCAGACGATTTATTTGTCGTCAAGCACTTTTCTGATTTTTCTAAAAAAAAGAACCGCCTCGGTTAAAAGACGGTCCTTGTAGAAAGAAAAGGTACTATGATATACCTTGTGATCGTATGCTACTTGCTGTCTTGGATTTTGTCAAGCCCTCCAAGGTATTTCCAATAAACCATATCGAGCGGAGTCCCCTGGAGCATTGCTCCCTTATACTCCCCATCGCCCACTATAGAGCTAATGTCCTGCCATCCTCTATCGAAGATTGCGGTGGGTGGTAAGAGCATTTCAAGAGTAGCTTTTGCAGGCCCCTCGCGTCTTGCTTTGTTTACGATGTATCGGTTGATACCCGCAAGTCTCCAAAGGTTATCCTCAAATAACTCGTCACGCTTTATGGGTCTACCGTAGAGCGTGTCCTTGATCATATCGGTACTCGCATTCGCGGCACCAAATACTAGGCCAAGTCCCGTGATTTTAGATATTGCTTCAGCGGCGGCTTTTGCGGCCTGCTTCTTATTACCTTTCTTATAAAACTCGTTTGCTCGATCAATGTCCTTTTGTGCGGCTTCGCGGAATACATCAAATTGTTTTACGGTAAAACTCTTGAGCATGTACATGATACGGGCATTACCGCTCTGATTATAGAACTTAGGCATCTCGCCAAGTGTGGCAGGATTTAAGTCCAAAAACTTATACCAAATTAATTCTTCAACGCCTTTGGGTAATTCGCCTGATGCGGGATTACTCTCACGCAACTCCTTTACCATCCGCCCTGCCCGCTCTTTTCCAAACACAGGAGTAAGATCATCCTGCAACGCCTGTGAGTTCTTCATCGCCTGGGCTTTGTACTTTTTCCATGAGGCATTCATGGTGGTATTCTTTGCAAGCTGATCTAACTTCTTTAGTCCGGTGATCGTAAACACTTTATCCAACGCACTTGATAGTCCACCTGTGCTTGTTGCGGCATCAATATTATGGTCCTTCAGATTAAAGTATTTTACGAAATCAAAGTTTTCCTTCTGATTAAACAAAGACTTAAAGGTATTATCGAACCCGTTGAAATAAATGCTGTACGCCAGCTCACCAAGCTGAGTGATCGCAGAACCAAAGTTACCCATCACTTGGATGTAGTTTAGATTCTTCACTCCTTGAATAAATGGATCAACTGTCCTACCGCTAAAGCGAGCCTGTATAATCTCTTTTAACTTCTCCACATCCTCAGGACCTAAATCATTTCTATCCTTGAGAAGTCTTTGTGCTACTTGTCCGGCAAGCGAATCATCCACTTCCATATCCATACCGAGATCCGCACCCTGCCTATCTTTACTTCCCTCAAATCCTACCTCTTCGCCTTTGGCATTAGGATTACGGTAGAGGAATTTACGCCTCTCTACTGCCTGCACGGTACGCTCGACATAATTCTTTAACGCATCTGCGGGGTCTGCGTATCCATCAATCATTCGCTCATCCCTGATAAATCCAATCTTACGCTCTTTAAGATTACCGGGCAATGAAGCTCCAGGTTGCACGGGGAATCCACGCAATGTTCTGCTTGTTATCTCTGCGGCAACTCCTTCAGGTATAGATTCTATACTATCTAAACCTTCTTTCTGTGCGTACTCCTCTAGTGCTTTTGTGACAGCATTTGAATCGTCCCCTGCTAGTGCTGAACGAAAAGATTTATAATCCTTGATGAGGCGTGGAAAGTAACCTTCTTGGTATCCTACATCGATACCACCCTCCTGCCTGGCGTAATTACGGATATCGTTAAATGCTTTTTGCATTTCCGTAAACTCTTTACCCACCTGATCAGATACTTTGAGATCATCGAGCATGATACGGATCTTAGCCATGTCGCCATTTAGGAGATGCAGTTTAAATTCTCTTTGTTTTTTCTCATTACCCTTGAGACGCTTTGTCATTGAGGTAATAAAAGGAGCGGTACGATCTAAGTATTCGCGGGTCGTTTTATTTATTGTACCCTCATGCTGTCTAAATATAGCGTTTATCTGAGGACTTATATTTTTGAGCTTACGGGACAAAGGAACTAATGCATCGCTAACAAACTCCTTTGCATACCTCATAGCCTGACTTGCACGACTTGGTGGTATGAACGGATTATCCGCAGTCCCCTCGTTTATCTTCTCAGCTTTCACGCTATCAGGTGCAGTTTTCACGGGGTCTGCTTTTACTTGGGCTTGCGTCTTCTTGTAGGTAGGAGTCTTCTTAAATTTACGAAATGCTTTGGGGCCAAATCCTGCGGCGGCTAAGACTGCAAACATGAGCGGATGAAACCCTGCTTGCTTCATCTCGTTTTCTTCATCCTCAGTAAACATAGATGCAACTCCAACCGCACCTGTCCCTGCGGTAAATGCTGTTGAAAAATACTTTTCGTAACCTTTCCCAAGAAACTCCTCTGCCATCCTATCTTCTTTAGTCATGGGATCGGCTTGCTTCATTGGACGGTCACGCATACCTACGGCAGGCTCAGTTGGACTCATCTGCGCTCTACGCATATCGTCCTGGAGATCCAGGAGGTTCATGCCATTACGCTTGTAGATCCTTCTTAGGTCAGCGTTAAATTCAGCACGCTGTTTTTTTGCACCCTTCCCTTTTCCAAGCTTATGATCCAGGGCAAGTATACCTTGCTTAATCTTGTTTATCTCTTCCGCATCGCCAACACGCTGTATTGCGAGATCGCTTGTCTTATTTATACCTTTAAAGATTGCTTGGTCTGCTAAGTCCTTGCCCTCAAATATTTCCTGTATTGCCGCCATTTGCTCGGTCACTTCCTCACCCCTTGTGCGAGCGGCCTTACTCACAATGTTTTCTGCTTCAAGAAGTAACTGATCTTCTAACCCGCCAAGAACCAACTCTGCCGGAGTTTCAGTTGCATCAGGGCCCGTTAACCCCTTTGGATTCCATACCCGTAGTCTGCGTGGACCAAGACTAGTTACAGGCTCAATACCTGTTACGGGAACAATCTCTGTTGTATCAGGATCACGAAATGTAAAGTTTCCTTTTGGATCACGAAATGTAAAGTTTTGTACAGCAGGTCTACCAACCGCAAAATTATCTATTCCGCCTGCATCATCTATTTTATTTTCTAAAAGCTTAACAACTTCGGGACGAGTTGCACCCTCAGATGCACCTAAATCCAATGTATCATTGAGGTATTTCGCTTCCACTGCGCCAAGCGTACCACCGAATAAGCCACCAAATAAAATTGTACTAGCAATCTCCTCCTGCGTTGGTGCCCTACCTTCATCAATCATAGTGCGCGCACCAAGTTCTGCTGTAGCTAATCCTGCGCCTTGTCCTGCACGGATTGCTGTCTTTCCTGCCATTCCTACATTAGCAAGCCTACCTACAGGTACAGCACCTAGTGCAGCGGCGGCACCCAACTCCCCGAATCCAACCTCATCCTGTAATCCTCTAGAGATTCTGTATTTTTGTGATAGGTAGTTTCCTATTCCCGCACCACCCGCACCACCTGGGATACCACCAAGCACTCCTCCGAGTAAGGCAGGTACAACTTCAAGCCCTATGCTAGTTCCCGTTTCTAAGAGTGTAGGTGGTGCTTCCCTGTAAAGTTCTTGAGACGAACCAAAGTCATACTCCTTATTAGGATCTAGCGTAACAGTTTGCTGTTCCTCAAAAACATACTCTTTATTAGGATCTAGCATTTCAGTAATTCATTACAGGCACCGTTGGTATACCATCAAAAGCACCAGGTAGTTTAGCTTTATTCTCTTCTATTTGTGCCTGACGCTCTTTTTCCCTTTTTTCAGCTCGAAGTATATCGTATTCCATTTTTTCTCTTACAGTAGTAAATTGTTTCTGTCCCGTCTCAGGGTCAGTATATGGAATCTTAGCATCAAGTATTAGATCCGACTGCTCCTCGATCAGACCTTCTTTTTTCATCTCTAATAATTTTATTCTGTCACTAGTTTGTGGTGCATAATCATCAGGGTTTTTTTGAAAATCCTTAAATGGAATCGTTACTTCATCGCCACTTGTATTTCGTACCCTTACTTGACTTTCATCAATTTTGTTAATTTGCGTGCCAATATCACTAAATCTTTTCTCGACATCTTGAGGTACAGGGCTACCAACATTCATAGATTTATACAATGTTGCGGCAGAATATATATCCCTAGATCTAATCAGACTTTTAATATTTTCTTTCTGCAATGGGAAAAGTTCTTCATTCTGTTTAGTCCTCTGTATAGTCGCGGCAGTACCCGCATTCCTTGCCGCAAGCGTAGAAGATTGTTGATCCGGTGCATAGGCTGCAACAGTTTGTGCCGTTCTTGCGGCAGATTCTTCCTGTGTCACTCTTGCAGGAAGTGTATCTGCTTCATATTTATTCCTCAGACTGCGATTTTCATTCAACAACTGCTGTGCAATTTGTGACATCTCAAATGCAGACTTCTTCATCATCGCATTCTCCTGCATTGTCCTGCCCGCAAGCAATCCGTTTGCACGCTCCAACTGAGCAATAGAAGCATCGCCACTCTTTATATCTTCAAAGAGTTTCATGTTCTTCTTATCACTTGTTTCGTCTCCGGACATTGTGAGTTGCTGAACTATGCTTGGATCTGCTGATAACTGCCCTTGTAGTGTAGACTCAAGCTGATTACGCTTCTCCTTATTAAGGCCGTACTGCTTTATCATACCGCCTATATCACGCCCAAGTCCGGCAATCGCATTACCCATTGATGCCTGTGCTTGACCTGCTCTTAATATTGCCGAGGGATCTACTCTCATCAATCCCGCCTGTACTGTATCTCCTATTGCCATAATTGTTTTCTCCTTTAGCCCGGAAAGGGCACTGCGTCTGCCATCATTCTGCTTGGTGAATTTCCGTAATAATCTCCTAAAGTCATACCGCCCGATTGTCCTAGCTAACCGCCTCCTGACAAAGCACCACCAGCGATGTTCCCAACCATGCTCATGAATCCACTCGCCATACCCGCAGCCGCTTGTTCCTGTGCCGCATAATTAGCTTGATCAAATTGTGTCTTATTCGCGTATTCTTGCATACCAATATTCACACCCGCATCAGGATTGATCCGAGTCACCTGTTCCTGTGGCATTCCAAACAAAGCCGCCCTTGCTCCATAGCCCTGTTGCGTGTAATCACTTCCCCCACGGGTCATCATCAGCGGGTCCATGCCTGTTGCTCGGTTAAAGTTCCCTGCGGTAGTTCCTAAACTCTGAACCTGTCCACGGGCATTATTTACGATGTCTCGAAGATAGTCCTCCCGACTCATCGCTTCTGCGGCGATTGCCGCATTATCCATACCACGCCCTCTTGCGGTTAATCCCTCTCTTGCGGATTGAGTTGCTCGCCTTCTCATCTCAGGGGAAAGATCCTGCATCTGTGACTCTTGAAATGCATCATCGGCAACCTTGTTCATCTGATCTAAGCGAGCCTGCATGAGCGGATCGGATGCTCGCATTGCCTGATTGATGTCAGCACCATACTGATTAAGAAACTCGATATTTGAAGTGGCATCACGCTCGGCCATTGTCCGACCAAAATCCTGCGCCCTCATAGCCTCCTGTTCGGCTAGGCTTGCCATCGGATCAGCGGCTCTTTCAGCAAGATCCATCTGAAGATCCTGATACTTTTTATCAAATCTCTGACGATTCCTTAGCATCTGCTCTTGCATACCTGTGTCGGTCATCGCATCGACATATTCCCTTGCAGATGCCCCCACATCAAACTTTCCTAATGAAGGTGGTGCTTTGCCTCCACCAAAAAGTTTATTTAAAAAGTAAGAAGGAACTCCCGAACTATTTACAGGTTCTCCCGCTCCTCCGGCATCTTTAAGCATTTTAGCCTCTGCCGAATTTATGTACGCGAGTGATTCGCCTTCAGGAGCATTCTCGTTTAAAAGCCTAGCGGCCTGTGCCAATGGATCTTTGATAGTTTTCTTTTTCATGGGCTTAATTTAAGTGTAGTTAAGGACGATCACATTTAACCCTTCAGGATCTTCATTTGCCGAATTATCGTTTGAGCTTACTATTTTAAAAAGATTCTGTGTTTGGCCGGTAACTACACAATCACCCTCAAATGGCTTATAGTGCGTCCGTGTGGCTACTACAATGTAATCAGCGTCACCAATCACATCGGGGTCATCAAATCTGAATACAAATGTACCTGCTGATGATTTTGTAATGCCTCCGGCGAGAAACCCGTGACTTTTGTTCACAGTAATTGTGCCTGCGGTAATTGTAATCCTAGCAGATGCTACAATCTTCTCAGATAATACAACCTGTTGGGCAACATACGATTGAATATATGCCTTGATGCTTTGCTGAGTGGCAAGGGCAGTATTTGAATCAGAAACAAAATCATCCTCATCCTTGATATCAACTTGCTCAACTACGCCCACTCCTGCTGTTGTTCGACCAAGAACCTTTGCCGTGCTTAGATCTTCAATCTTTGAAAGTATAACCGCCTTGTCTGCTATCTTCGCAGTTGTGACATTTAAATCTTTTATATGATCGGTAGTAACTGCCCGATTATTGTTATCTGTTGCATCCTGAAGTAATTCGTTACCTGTGATTCCGTTGTCTTTAACTTTTAGAAACCCTCCTGATTCATCAACCTTGATAGTCGATCCATCTGCCGCATGACCGTCTTTTTTACTAAATGTAGCGAGATCAGCGATATCCATGAGTTTTTGTGAAGTGACTTGGTCACCCGATGCAAAGTCTTGTCCTGTTTTAAGTATTGGCATTTTAAGTTCTCCTTATGAAACTGAAGTGGTTGAACGATCTGTAATTCTAGCATCCACCTTAGTGGCCCTAACATAGGGTCTACCATTAGATGGTTGAAAGTCTGCTTGGATTCCGAATCCACGCTTTCTGACACGGAGCCTGACAGATGCATCTTCATCAGTCCCAAGCTCATTACCGAGCAGTGTGGTTAGATTTACAGGTTCGCTTGTTGAGTCGGGATCTTCTGCAATAAAGCGAATATCTCCGTTTGATGGATTCGATTCACTAGATTTAATCTGAAATTCTGCCCGACTAAAATTCTTACGATCCATTGAATCGGCATCGTATTGGCGTGTGGTTAGTTGACTTATCACATCGATACCAGGGTCCTCTTCAGGTGTTTGTCCCGCTTTCTGTGAAACCTTATCTTTACCCTCCAAGGCATCCAATTTGTGTACACCGCCTTCGAGAGTTGTAAGGTACAAAGCATTTTGCGAACCCTCGCGAGCTACCAAGAGATCTCGAATCGCAAAGTCTGTAGAATTGACACTGTCTATGCTCTCAAATCCTTGGTTGATAAAATTGTACACAAGGATGGTGTTTAGTTTATTCGTATCCCCGGCACCAGGTTCTGAGTCAAGTGGGACTGCGAGCCAATAGCGGTTGTTGAAATAAACTCCGACTGACAGATATGCAAAGTCCTGATTGATTCGGTCGATGAATGGTTGAATGGTTTCGGATATTGGTGTGCCTGTGCCTCGCAGATTATACTCATCTAGAAAGCTCACTCCGTGAATCCCTTGATCAGATAGAAACATAATCTGATTGGCCACCTGAACGATTGATTTACGAGCAGATGCCCCTACTTCATCTGTTACCTGAGTAGTTTTCACATCGGCAAGAGATCCGCTGACACCTGTCATCAGATGAATAGATTTACGATTAAATACGACTACCGAATCCTGCGTGAATCCTTTAATCCCCACTATAAAATCGCTCTTACCTGAAGATATACGAAACTGATTTCCTATCTGATCCATTGTATCTGAATCGAAAATATCCGAGGCCACCAATTCATCCCTGATCCCCCGATCTGTTGGTGAGGTGGCAGATGTGTATTGGTAAGGAACCCATAGCCTACGCTGATGAAATTCACCAAAGGGAGCCGCAGGTTGATGGATAAATCCTTTGCCTACTGCTAATGGTCTACTGACTGTCAGAGAGTGATTGGAGTCATCTTTAACTCCGAGGTTAAATGTAAATTGGTCGTTAACATTATCTGCATCTGTATCAGTAACGCTTGTGACTACGACCTCACCTCCGATAAAGCTATCATAGATCGTAGATTGTGATGTGTGGATTGTAAGTCTATCTCCGACCGCTAATCCATGTGATGGTACATCCATCGTCACAACTCCACTGACAGATGCTGTACTTGTATCCGTCAAATAAGCAGGTGCAGTGTATGTTCCACTTGCAACTCGCGTGAAATCTTCAAAGTATTCCACCTGTGCCCCACTAACATTGAATGTCTTGCTC